ATAGGAGATAAAAATGTTTGTATTAAATAATACAAGACAACTAAGGCCTGGAAAGGCTTGGATGGATGATAATGGTGTGCAACATCCAAGTAACTGGGCAAGTTCGTGGTCGGCTGACGAAATGGCGGCTCGCGGTATTAAAGAGGTAACTGTACAAGCTAAACCTGATAATAAGTTTTATTATGTAAGTGGTCCGGCTTTAGATGGTTCTTGGAGTTCTACGCCTAAAAACTTAGAGGATGTTAATGAAGTTGACGGTGATGGTAATCCAAGACTTGATGTTGATGGTAATCAACTTGTATCTAAAGGTCTTAAATCACAGTGGATTGATAAAACAAAACAAGCAGCTAACAGTCTTTTGGCCCCCACTGATTGGCAGGTAATTGCTAAAGCAGAGCGTGACCGTGCCATTGATTCAAATGTCTCTACCTATAGGGCGGCTGTCATCACTAAATGTGCTGCTATTGAAACAGCAATAACCGACGCTGCTGATCTTGATGCGTTCAAAGCGTTGTTTGATGCACCAGTAGACAGCGACGGTAGACCTACGGGCAACGCACCAATGTATGATTGGCCTGTAATGAGTGAGTAAAGGGCCGAGTAAATGGCTTTTAGCAAGTTACAATTCAAACCCGGAGTAAATACCGAAGTCACGTCTTACACCAACGAAGGCGGCTGGACTAATTGTGACAAAGTCCGGTTTAGGTTTGGGTTTCCTGAGAAACTTGGGGGTTGGGTAAAATATTCCTTAAACACCTTTGAGGGTATATGCCGCTCTTTACACGCCTGGGTTACCTCAGATGGTTCTAAGCTCATGGGCGTGGGCACTCATTTAAAGTTTTACGTTGAAGAGGGCACCGGGTTTAACGACATTACCCCGTTGCGTAACACAACCACGGGGTCAGCGACCTTCGCAGCCACTGACGGGTCTACCACCCTAACTGTTACAGACTCAAGCCACGGCGCAATAGTCGGGGATTATGTTACTTTTAGCGACGCTGCCTCTCTTGGCGGCAACATTACAGCAGCTATCTTAAATATAGAATATAAGGTAGTTACCGTTCCTACGAGCAATACGTTTACAATAACAGCTTCTGTGGCGGCTAACTCTTCTGATACGGGTAATGGCGGGGGCTCTACTGTTGCAGCTTACCAGTTAAGCACAGGTATTAACTCGGTGGTCCCTGGAAACGGGTGGGGCGCAGGCACTTGGGGACGTGGTACGTGGGGCTCTGCCGCGACGGAAGTGACAGGCGGCGGTACTTTGCGGCTGTGGAGCCAAGACAATTTTAATGACGACTTGATCTTTAACCTTCGAGACGATGCAATATATTACTGGGACCAATCTGCTGGTTACGCGAACAGGGCTGTGAACCTTACGACGTTATCTACGACGGCACCCTCCGTAGCACGTCAGATAATGGTCTCAGACAGAGACAAACACGTCATTGCTTTCGGGTGTAATCCCGCAGACACCTCCACGCAAAGTAAACTAATTATCCGTTTTTCTAGCAGAAACAGCGCTACGGATTGGTCTGAGACGGGGACTAGTTCAGGAGGCACTTTGTTTATTGGTTCTGGCTCTGAGATTGTGCGGGCCATAGAGACAAGACGTGAAATTGTTGTTTTAACAGATAGCTCTGTCTACTCCATGCAGTACATAGGTGACCCGCTTGTTTTTGGTATAAACCAGATATCTGTAGGCACGAGCGTAGTTGGACCCAACGCTGTAGCGGCAGTTAACGACCTCGTGTATTGGATGGGAGAAAACAGGTTCTACGTCTACGATGGTCAGGTAAACATCTTACCTTGTACCGTTAGAGATACGGTATTTAGCGACTTTAACTTAACGCAGGGTGAGAAGGCTTTTGCAGCGGTAAATTCTGAGTTTGGTGAGATAACGTGGTATTATACGTCAGCGTCCTCTAGCACCAACGATAAGTATGTTACCTACAACTTCTTTGAAAAAGTGTGGTACTTTGGGACTATAGCGAGGACGGCTTGGTTAGACCGGGGCATCAAACCTTACGCTGTGGGCGCAGGTACGACAGGCTACCTCTATAACCACGAAAACGGGCTTGACGACGACGGCAGCGCCATGACCGCTTTTATTGAATCTAGCCCCGTAGACATACAAGATGGTGAGTCCTACAGCTTTATCCGCAGGCTTATCCCAGACATAAGCTTTTTAGACTCCGCAAGTGGTGCAACCAAGGAGGTCACCTTCACTCTTAAAGCGGAAGACTTCCCAGGTACGGGGTATACGCGCACAAGCGCCTCTACCGTAAACAGCACGGCGACGCAAAATCATGTGCGCTTGAGAGGCCGCGCCGTTGGGCTTCGTGTGGAGTCCACCGAGGCAAATATGACGTGGCGGCTTGGCTCACCGCGCATTGAAATACAACCGGATGGCAAGCGATGAGTAGCCGAGAACTCGTCCCACCCTCATTTGCGATACCGCCGGAAGTATACAACCAGCAGTATTTCTCAGACCTAGTAAGAGCCTTTTCTCTTTACGTCTTGCAGCAACAACAACCCGGAGAGGGCCGTAATACGTTTACCGTATTTACGGAACTGCAAAGTAATGACGCTGGTTTAGAGACAGGGGCAATCTTTGAAGTGGACGGCTTTGTTAAGATAACGAGGGCCTTTAACCCGCACCCCGAAGGATCTGCCGCAACAGGGTCTGTTGGGACGGTTACGGTGGTGCTGCCGTGACTATCATTACCACCCCGGATGGAAGAGAATGGTATCCTTCTACGAGTCAGGATAAGATTAACTGCACCTCTTGTGGTAATGTTGTAGATACACCAGAAGAAATTGCGTCTTTTCCTGATGGAAAATGCCCTGTTTGTGGTAATAATTGGACTGGAACCGAAACGCGCAGTACAGTAATATCAGTTACTATGCCGCAAGCTCTTAGCGGTGAAACGTGAGAAAAATATGTCGGCGAATGTAGCGTATAAACCACACGGTCTTGATAGTCTTCTTCTTGAAGAAGACGACATTCGCTCCTACGAAGAGTCCAAGGGCGACGCAGGGGGGATCGCGGACCTTGGACCAATACGCGAACGCATGGAAAAAGCGGGCCGCTATGGTGACGACAGGGTAGCGCACGTACAGACCGGCGAACTGGTCGTACCCAAGCCGCTGATTGACAAGTTTCCAGAACTAAAAGCTTCTATCTTTGAGCATCTACGCGAGATGGGCGTAGAAGATCCCGAACGGTATATGGTGGGTGACGATGAGAACTCCATCAACCCTGAGACGGGCTTGCCTGAGTTTGGTTTCTTCAGCAGCGTTGTTCGCGGTATTAAAAGTGTTGTTAAGAGTGTAGCTAAAGTAGTCAAGAAGGTAGCCCCGACGCTTATTAAAGTTGCGGGGACCGCGCTTCTCCAACCTATAATGGGCCCCATTGCCGCTGCCGCTGTATCTGGTGGTATAGCTAGTCTTGTGGGCGGGGGTAGTTTAAAAGATGCCGCAATATCAGCAGCCCTTGGTGGTGCTACAGGAGCATTAGCGCCTTCTATTGGCAGCGTTGCAGCAATGGGCCTTCAAGGTGGTGCAGAGGCGGCTATTGCGGGCGGTAACTTTGGTGACGTGTTGAAAGGCGCTGGCATAGGTGCCGCAGGTGCCGCAGCGGGTAAGATTTTTGCTCCGACGCTTAAAAACATTTTACCTGAAGGCTTGGGCGGAGAGACTATCAAAGATCCGTTTAAGATGGGAGTTGACGCTTTGTCCTCCGATATTGGACAAACAGGTAAGTTTTTTGGTGCCGTTACAGACCTTGAGTTTCAAAAAGCTTTTCAACCTTCCGTAGACGCTTTTTCTGACTTTGGGAGTCTTGGTGATGTTCTAAAACAGGGTACTCCCGTGGTTGAATACGTCCCTATGTCCCCGAAATTTGGAACCTCTACCGCGATGGCGGAACTTCCGTCCGCCGCGACGGGACAAGTGTCTAGCGACACTATGGGAACAAGTCAATTCTATGGCTTAGACCGGCCCGTGTACCCTGGAACAACTATTCCTGTAGTTGAAGGATATGGCGACCCAAATTTCATGGAAGCAGGGTATCAAGACCTTCTCACTCCACCGGTTGTCGAAGGATATGGTGACCCAGCGTACATGGAAGCAGGGTATCAAGACGTTCCAGGGCCAGAATTATCACCTGACCCGGGTACAGGCTTCGGTGATCAGGCAAAAGATTTTTACGAACAGACTATTCTTGGCGAACTTTCCGACGCAGAAGAAGCGAAAGTTGTAGCGGACGCTACGGTCAGAGCAGAAAGACTATATCCAAAAGACCCCGTTGCTAGACGAACCTACATAGCAAAAGCCCTTAAAGACGCTGAACCCGGATTTATCCGAAAAGCCGCTCCTTTCGCGGCGGCTGGTCTAGGTTTAATGGCAGCAACAGGTGGGTTTGAAGCCCCCGAAATGCAAAAACCAAACATCTTACCCTCTGGCTTTGGACAGCAGGGCATTGATCCCGAGCTAGTTGCGAAGTACAGGTTAAGCGAAGGCTCCTTAAACACCACCCCCACCCGCACATCACCTATCTCAGCTAGGGTAGCTCCTCGGCGGCAGTCCGAAACTTTGAGACGGCGGTTCCCTGACTTGTTTGCTGCAAAAGACGGCGGAGGGGTTTTCCCGCGCAGAACGGGTGGTATAATGCCTGACGAGGGTGTACCCGGAAAAGATAGCGTCCGCGCAATGGTCATGCCGGGTGAGTTTATTTTTACAACCGATGCCGTGCGAGGTGCCAGCCCGACAGGCAACCTTAGAGACGGTATAAACAATATGTATTCGGTGATGCGAAGGCTTGAATCCCGTGGTAAAAGGATGGCGTAATGGCTGAACCACAAATCACAGAACAGATAGTCCGAGAAGCGCCGGAAATAGAGGCAATTAAGCTTGCCCTCTTGCAAGACGCGCAGGCGCTAGCTGACAGGCCCATAACCTTTGGCGAGGAAGGACAAATACCTGATTACAAGGTCGTTGATCTTACGGACCTACAAACTTCGGCTCTTTCTGCCGCTGAATCAGGGATTGGCTCTTATGGTCAGTACATAACAGACGCTGGAACTCTTTTAGGTGACGCTGAAACGCCTCTCTCTAATATTTTCGGTGAGATGACGACAAAACCCAGTGACTTTGTTTCTACGGGGATTACCACTGGCACGGACCTGATGACAGAAGGGTCTGGGGCTATTACGGGTGACATGATTACGGGGTATATGAACCCGTACCAAGCTGCTATCCAAGCAGAGATAGACCGCGCTTACGACCTTGCTGCAAGAAAAGCGGACGCTGACGCAGCAAGTGCAGGCGCTTTTGGCGGCACACGGGCTTATTTACAGCAACAAGAAATCAACCGTAACCGCGCCGCTGCTCTAGCGCAGTCTCAAGCGCAAGCTTTCCTTAACGCCCAACAAATGGCAGCAGACGAGCGTAAACGTCAGTTGGTAGCAGGCGAGGGCATTGGTTCTCTTGGCGTGCAAGGCGGACAGACGCTTGGCTCCTTGGCGTTAAGTCAAGGTCAAGCACTTAGTGACTTAGGTATTCGCACAGCGGGTCTAGGCGAAGCGGCTCAAGCCATGAATCAAAGAGATATTTCGTTGGGCTTCGATATTGGAGAAAGAGAGCGTCAAATAGATCAAATGGTCGAAGATGCGAAGAGAAGGACTGCAATTGAACAAGCTTACGAGCCCTATCAGCGTCTTGGTTTCTTGAGCGACATATATAAAGGGGCACCGTCAACGCAAATGTCCTTGACGGGCGCGTCTGTTCCGACTGCGTCGCCCTTCCAACAATTGGTTGGTGGTCTAACGGCTATCGGCGGCACCGCAGCAGCGGCAAATAAAGCGGGGTTATTCGGATGATGAATAGAAGCGTAATGAACCGCCAGATGTTTAAGAAGGGCGGCGCAGCCGGTTTCCCGGATTTAAGCGGTGATGGCAAGATAACCCGGAAAGACGTTCTTATGGGGCGTGGCGTTGAGTTTAAGCAAGATGGCGGCCCTGCTGGCAGGGTTCCTAATGACGTGCAAGCTATCTTTAACGGTCTCGTTAACGCCATGCGTGGTTCTAAGACAGATGTTGCAGGCTACGTGGCACAGAACCAACAAGACCTTATGGACATAGCTAAAATGTTCCCAAACACGGCTCCTATGATTGAGGAGGGTTTTAAGACGTTTATGGGAATGATGGGTCCGGGAGAAAGCGTTACGGAATCGCCTTTGACTACTGAAGAGAACGGTAGGTTCAATGTTTACCC